TCACGCTTTCTTCGGTTCGTGTTGCATTTCGTGTTGCATGATTTGAGTGAAATGCTCGTTTATCTTGTCAGTAAACTTCTTTTCCTCAGACTCAATAGTACCACGATATACTTTTTTGAGCACCTTGTCAGACTTCCAACCACCACGTTTCATGATGTACTGATCCGGAATATTAAGGGCATGCATGATGGATGCAGTGTAGTGACGGAGATCATGATATCGAAACTCTGGAATACCGGCAGAGCGTAGCACCTTCTTGAAGTTCTTGGACAAGTCTTCCGGGTGCATCTTAACAAGCGGACCACTTTCAATATCATCGAATTTTCTGATAACAAATTCTGGCATGATTACGTGCCTACAACTGCTCTGTGTCTTAGGTCCTTTGGTCACGATTCCTTTTCTACCACGTACACGTGTCTCTCTGATCCGAATAGAGTTTCCCGTGATATCTTCCTTTGTCAGACCAAACACTTCTCCGCGTCTAAGACTTCCAAACGCTGCAAGGAGCACAGCCTTTTCCATTTCAGTTCCTTCGATGTACTTGATCAGTTTCTCGATGTCCTCATCAGATGGAACATATCCGTCAAAATCTTTTGGAGCTGGTAGAGTGATTCTAAATATTGTTCCAGGAGAATACATCCCTATGACAGCCGTGAATAGTCCATAAGCGTTCTTTACTGTCTTAGGTGATAACTTTATCGAGATTGCATTTACCCACGCTTGTACGTCCTCTTGGGACAGCTTACGTAGGCTTATGTTCTCGATTTGCTTTATCTGATTCCTTACGATTGTTTCATATCCACGCAATGTGGTTTCAGACAGCACATTCTCTTTTAATTTAATGTAATTAGTGAACGCTTCTTTTACAGTCCAGTTCTCAGGACGTTTCTTCCGGTCCTTTTCTGCGAGAAACTGTGCAGCCTGCGCTTCAGCTGACTGCTTTCCTCGTTTACCCGGAAGGTCACTGGTGAATGATTCATAGATTCGTTTCTGCTTCTGCTTTTTTGTTTTCGGATCAATGACTGGTTTTCCATCCTTATCTACCACATCCTCATAGTGTGAGAATACCAGACATCTCCATGATCCGGAAGGTAACTTCTTAGCTGTTGCCATACAATCATCTCCTTTAAAGAATGGTATAAAAATAACAGCCACGCAACAGAACAAGAGTTCTGATTGATTGACTGCTCCGAAGATGATACAATATTTATTGGATTTGAAGGTATCTCTTCGGAGTTACTAAAGCACATTGACGTGTGCTTCCCCAGTTGACCGTTCCTGTTGGCGCAGGAGCGGTTATTTTATTGTAAAGCTATAGTATTTTAATTCTTGTTTTTATTGAACACAACGCTTGCTAAATGCAAAAAGAGCCTTGGAATACAATTCCAAGACTCTCTCGCGACCGCACAGCAGTCATTCGCTAATTCGATTAGCATTATATCATATGTGAAAGTCTTGTCAAGTATTCACTTAAAAAAATAAAATAAAAATTGATTTTCAAACAAAAGTTTGATAAAATATATAGTCTATATTATTAGTTATTTCATTCATGGTAAAAGAAAAAATCCCTCCTTCCATTTACATGGTAAGAGGGATTTTTGCTAGTCATCTCGAAAACGACCATTTCTGTTGAACTCCATCCTACCATTATAAATATTGAATGTCAAGCAAGTTTATAAAATCCAAGTTCTTTCATAAGATTATCCTGTTCCTTACGAGCCACCAAAGCTCATATATAATCTCCTACGAGGCTATATCACATCATTTCAACTACTACCAGATTCGGAATGAAGTATATAATATAGTTATATTATATTGGCGTGTGTTTCTTCCAGTAGACCGTTCCTGTTGGTGCAGGAGCGGTTTTTAGTATTGACATTTATTCTTCCGTGGTGTAGTATTAAAAAGTACTAATCAAAAAGAATTAGTAGTATAAAATTCTGGATTAGAAGAAAAATTAATAATATGAACACATAACAGGAATGATAAGTGTTCGCAATATTTAGGAAGGAAGTCAGTAATATTTTTGGTGGATACCAAAAAGGGTTTACTGGCTTTTTTCTTTTGGATAATTTTCTATTAAATCTAAATACATTACACAACGTTTGAAATGTGTAGATTTAACAGCTGCATCTCTGTCTAAGCTGAAGATGCTTTTGCATGCTTCTCTGATTTGAGAAGTTGACAAAGATTGAATATTTTTTAGGAGAAGACCGGCTTTTTTATTTATGTCGGCTATAGCATTCATTGAATCTGTTAATTCTTCAAAATCATCAAAAACAGGAACATTTTTAATTGTTTTCGTGATATTCTTAACTACAATTTTATCATAGCTATTATGTAAGTTAATGTAGATCTGCAATTTGGAATTATCTGCAGGTGGTTTGGAAGCTCCTTTTACATATTTAAATACAGGCAATAAGCGTGTTTTAGACAAAGATTTAAAACGATCTATGCACATGGAATCAGGATTTAAATGCTTGTTATCGTACAATATATCTTCAATAATAAGCTCGTCATCAATTAAACCATATCCGAATTTATTTAAGATATTTTCTTTATATCCGACAGCGACAGCTAATGGTTTGGAAGTTAAATCAATCTGGCTTAAATCATCAATTCCAACAATAACCGATTCGGCATCGGTAGCTGTAATGCTAGTATCAACAATGGTTTTTATTATTCGCTTTGTTTCGCGGATTTTTACTGGTGAGATTCCAGGCGTAATCTTGTTTAGAATATCGAAAACAAGTCCGTAATTATCGGTACAAATTTCGGTAATGGGAATATCTACACCAGAAGAGGTTGTTATTGTTCTTTGGATTTCGTTTAAATTTTGTTGCCCTTTTTCATAACTAATAAAAATAAAATGTTCACGTATATTTTTTAATTGTTTTGCTGAAAGACATCCTAAGAAGTCAACTATAATATTTTGAATATTTTCGTCAGTAAAAGAATACCCCATAAATATGATAGGTGATTCTGCGAACAATGTGAGCATCTTTGCAATGATTAATTTCCGTGAAGCGTTAAACTTCTCATAATCTTGCTCAGTAATTACGATTGAGTTGGCATCTGTAGCAGATCCATGAATTTTGTATATTTCAGCAATATTATAGCTATCTGCACCGAAAAGGTCGCTTTGATTTACAAACACGCTGTAGTCATTTGGAAAAACTTCTTTTTCCAAAAATAGGTCATAATTTGTAGTAATTACTGCAGATACTTTTGACTTTAAGGATTTGAATTTCGCGAGTTCTATATCTAAATCTTTACGATGATATAAAGTCATTTTTTTGAAGTAAGAAGCAAGATACATTTTAAAAGGCGAAATACCTTTACGTACCCAATTAGGATTCTTGTTACTTCCAATATTGAGCTTGATTTTTCGATCAAAGAAAGCAGCATTAAAATCATTTTCTATATTAGTTGCTACTTTGGTATTAATTTCAAACGCAGATAACCCAGAACGAGAAAAGGAGTCTCTGTATTTCTGCAATTGATATAAATCGGAATTATATTTTTTAAATGCTAATTCCAATAATTCTTCCCAGTTAGGATAACGATATAGATAACGCTTGGAAATACCGGAACCAACAAATAGAATTGGCAATCTTTTACCAGAAGCTAACCGTTCTAATACATTTTCTGACATATTTTATCCTCCTTACATAAAGTACTTTATATAAACGCTGAAGCGATTATATCATTTTTACTACAGTAAGATTCGGAATGAAATATATAACATAGTTGTCAACTGCAGTATACACTCCATACTTATCTCTGTAGCATTTAATGCAGTCTTCCAGATATTCTTCTGTAACATCCAGAAAGTCTGCAATTTCATATTTATTTTGACATCCAGCATTGAATGCGTGGATGATTCCCATAAGTCCGATCAGGCGGTTGTAGCCATGTAATCTGGCTTGGCGTTCCTGTTTACGGTTTTGTACGGAATTTATATCTATAATATCACCAACGGATGTGTGGTGATGTCCAAGTTCTTCAGCCAGTGTACAGGCTTTTTGAACTGTATTCATATCTTTTCTGATTGCGACAGTACCGTCACAATACAATCCTTTTATTCGATCACTGTGAAATGTATAATCTATAACATCTATACCGTCCCCGCAGGCTTCGTCTTGTAAACATTCGTATGTGTTCATATGTATAGCACCTCCCACTACAGCATATCCGTTTATCTATCCAATAAAAATGTTTTATTTTCTTCTGTTCTTTACAAATGCAGCGAAGTTTTTGATTTCTTCCATTTCAGACTCAGTGTATTCATCACCGTCGAAGTGAGCGGCGAGAGTAGATGGAGTATGATCTTCCCATCCCATAAGATAAGCCGGCGATACATTAAGTGCGTCAGCGATTTCCTCCAATTTGTCTACAGGCATATTTTTTATATATCCAGTTTCGTATCTTTGAAGTGTGGATTTACTGATGCCTACTTTTTCAGAAAGAGTTTGATATGACATATTTAGTTCTTCACGTCTGCTTTTCATTCTTTTCATTATATCTTGCATTTTTTCACTTATTTCTTTTTCGCTCATGTCATTACCTCCGTATAATGTAATTATAAACTATTTTTTCATATTTGCAACATATAATTAAAAAACATTAAAAAAATGTTGCATATATGGGTTGACAACGTATTACAGTTGATGTAGGATATAAATATCCCAAATATGCAACGAAAGGAAGTGAGAAAAATGTCATTTGATAAACTAAAGGGAAAGATGACAGAAGCACATATTTCACAGGCTAAATTGTCTGAACATCTTGGTATTACAGCACAGTCTTTAAATGCGAAGTTAAATGGGAGAAATCAATTTACACTGGAGGAGGTTGTTAAGATTACTGAATTTCTAAATTTAAAAGATCCAGTAGATATTTTTTTTGACCCGAGCGTCCTAAATATGCAACAAACTATAAGCAAACAATCGAAGTAGTGAATAGAAAGGTGAGAAGAGACGATGTGGAAGAAAAAGTACTTGTGATCAGAATAAAAGGGCATAAGGAATGTTTGAAGAAAATAAAGGAGCTGAAAGAAGAATTAGAGCAACTCAACAAACTTATGAGGGAGTCTGTTGAGCTGCGAAAACTACTCGGACTCTAATTTGATTTTGGTATGACAGTGAGGGCAAGTCACTTCATTACCGATATCTTCTAAAGAGATTTCAAAAGATTGCTCACATTCAGGACAATCAATTTCGAAATATTGAAGATCATCAATTAAATCATCGAATCCGGATGAATCAAAATCAAAAGTTATCATAAGCAAACTCCTTTCTTTTGTACTCAGCTCTGGCAGGAGCCTGTAAGAAAAGTATAGGAGAAGAAATAGAAAATAGCAAGTGAGGTGAGAAGAGATGAAAGTATTTATTACGATAATCATTTTAATTTCAGTATGCAACTGGATTAAATGGCGGGTAGCAACCTTAGCATTGATTTATTACAACGAAAAAAATCAATACAAACATCCAAATAAAGAAGAAATGCGTGTATGTATTAATTTCGTTGTAAGAAATCTGCTTAAAGACCTAACTGGCCGTTAATTAACTGGGTGATAACATTGACGGCAATTTGAGAAATTATGTCAATGGAAAGACTCCCAACATTAGTGCCAACATTTTTAATCTTATCCCATACGGTTTCTGGACGAATATGTTCAATAAATTCATAGCCAGAATAGGTAATACGGTAAATGCTGAGATCTTCTATACTGTCATCAGAATCACAGCGGTATGACTGAATGAAACCAGCGTCATCTAGTACAAGCAGAGTATTGGATAATTCGCCAATAGGGTAGTCGAGGGATTTGTCAAGTTCGTAAATGTCAATAGTTGAAAATTCCAATTCGGAATTTATGGATAAATGGTCTTCAAGAAAAAAGAGAGTATCACGAACACAATCCGGATTTAATGTCATAAGTAAACTCCTTTCTTTTGTACTCGGCTCTGGCAGGAGCCTGTAAGAAAAGTATAAGAGAAGAGGGAAGAAATAACAAGAGCGTAGACAGGAAGTGAGGCGAGAAGAGTTGCCTGAGTTTAGTGATGTAGTCATGAATGATGGAAAACTATTGGAAGGAGAAAAAATAGGCGAACTTGTCAAATACATTATAAATAAGTTCGCCAAAGAAAATTTAACCAGAAATGAAGCAATTGAAATACTGGATAGAACAAAGGAGTGTACAGGAGATGCTGCTGTAATAAGAGAAGTAGATTAGAGATTTTCTTTGCAATCAGTGTTAAAAAATTGCTGTGAACTAAGAATGCAAAACAGATTTGATAGGATCAGGAAGAAATGAAAAAATATATAGCTGTCATATTAATGAGTTCTGTTTTATTGACAGGATGCAGCTCCAAAATAACAGAAGGTGAGATTTACAAGAAAGACTATCAGCCAGAAGAAACAATTATGATAATGACTCCGATGATTCATACAAATGGAAAATCATCTTATACGACTTATATTCCGATGTTTTATCACTATCCGGACAGATGGTGCATTTGGATTAAAGCAATAGAAAAGAATGATGAGGGGAAATATGATACAGCGAAATATTACACCACAGAAGAAGTGTACGAAGAGTGTGATATTGGAGATATGTTTTCTTATGAGGAAGATAGAGATTATAAAGAAGAGCCAGTAGAGAAAAAAAGAATAAGAAATGAAAAGGGGTAGGAAGAGATGAAGCATTGGAAAAAGATAGCTGGGTGGGTGTTACTTATTTCTATAATTGGAATTATGGTGATAATTCCAATGTTTGCAATAGTAGGATTCAAAACAGGAGTATTGATTTGCTTGGCAACAGTTATCTTTGCAATCGGCATAGATATTGCAGTAAAGCTCATTTGTGATAATTCTGACCACAAAGATACAAAATGATGACGGTAGGGGAAGGAAAAGATGCCAAAACAAAATAATGGAAATAAAGAAATGCCAAGATCCGAAGAAAAGGATCATGGCAGAAACGTTGAGATTACATATATTTCAGAAGAACCAAAGAAACCAGACTGGATTGAAGAACGGAATAACCAGATCATGGAAATGATATGGACCATTTTCTTAAGTATGGTAACGGCGATCATAACTGTTGTTTTAACCACAAAGTGATAAGTGTATTGGAATATTTATGTAAACAGTATAAAGAAAAAGAACAGGAAAGACAAGAAAGCGGGGTGAGGAAAGATGAAGGGTCCACGAGGAATAGATTCTGCAAGAGTTATTTCTATAATTGAAACAAAGGCACTTAGGGGAACAGGAACAGAGGGAAATCCGTGTCGAATAGTTAAACAGTATTGGGATTTTGAAGGGAATTTATTAGCTGAGAATGATCAATACATAAAAGAAAAAGAGTAGTTTCCTACTCAGTTTTCTTTCTTTAACCACAAAGTAAGAAATAGCAAGAGAGGTGAAAACAATGAAGAGAAGCATTAACCACAAGAGGTACAGTGGATATCCAGAAGAATTAAGCCTATTGAAAGGATTTAAGGTTGTCGGAGTCGGATGCGGAGATATCGAAAAAGAGGGTGCAACAAGCATCATGCTGATGAATGATCACAATGTTGCTGTTGATTTGAATATCACAGATGAAGGAACATACATCAGCGAGTTCTATGCACTTACAGAGGACATGATTCCACGCAATTATGAAGACTAGAGAGGTGAGAAGAGATGCCAAAATTAAAAATATCTGACAGAGAAAGGCAGAACAGAATACTTCTTGCAATCATTGAGTCAGGAAAGACTATGGCAGCTATTGATACTCAGAAGCTTTCAAAACTGACCGGTATCCCGCCGAGCACTCTGTACCAAAGATTAAGTCAGCCGGATAATATCCGAATCAGTGAATTAAGAGAAATCCTAAGGGTACTCAAAATCACTGATGAGGAAAAGGCGAAGATTGGTAGGGAAGTGATATGAGAGATTGTTGTTACTGTCAACACAGAAACAGTTGCATGGAACGCAGCCGCTGTTATCCGTGCACATCATACAAGAAGGAAGGAGGGCACAGCGGATGTATACCATTACAGCAAAACACAAGGGAAATAAAATCACGAGAAAAGCATTCGGTGACACTCAGGCATTCGTAATCATAAATCAGCTGTCGCGTGAGGGATGCACTGAAATAGGAATGAAAGAAGAAAACCATACAGAGGGTGAGAAATGAGCCAGAAACGAGGAAGAAGGGAGAAAGACCACACATGGATTATCAGATGGACAAAAACACAGGAACTGGGCTGTTGCTCTGGGACATGGGAAGAAGCGAACGAGTACGCCAGGAAGAAGAACAAAGGAGAATACATCATATTAGAATGAGCCTTTGGAGAACAAGGTTTATCACAGGCGTTGGAATGCTTGTTGGACTCTTCTATGCTTCCGGAGCAGCAATTACATATTCCATATCGGTCAAAGCACCAGAGTCAACGCTGGAGCGCGTCCTGATCGGACTGGCTGTATCAGCAAGCTTCTGCGCGCTGAATTCGATCGCAAGGACGCTGGAAAAACAGATAAAAAAATAACACTTCCGGAGGTAACGGAAGTGTTGAATGCAAGACTTTTGTCTCGCAGATATTAAAGACATTATTATCTTAACATCTGTGGGGCAGGAAGTCAAGAAAAACGGGGATTCTGCCCCATTTTAATACTCGATTAAGATATTAAAGATAGAGGTATACGATGGCAACGAAGAGAGTAATACACACCTTCCGGAAAGGAGACATCCTGGAGGTGAAGGAATACCATGATGGCAGGTATGGAGCAAGGGGACTGCCAAGAGAAAAGAAGAGAAAGCCTACACCGGAGCAGATGGCGGTAGTGAACGCAATGAATAAGGCAGAGACAGCCAGACACAGATTGTTGGAGTACTTTGGAAAGGGGGACTACTTCCTGACGTTGACGTACAGAGTCGAGGCAAGACCTCCGGACATGGCGAAAGCAAAGAGGGATTTCACGAATCTGATAAGCAAGCTAAGGACAAGATACAAGAAAGAACAGATCGAATTGCGCTGGATCCGGAACATTGAGAAGGGAACCAAGGGAGCATGGCACATTCACATGGTCATCACCGGATGCCGGGATACAATTCGCTGGGTAGAGGAATGTTGGCCACATGGTGGAATCTATGCAGAGAAGTTAGAGAAAAGCAAATACTACGAAGAGGATTTCTCACAGCTCGCATCCTACATCACCAAAAACGAGAAGGTGGGAGAAAAGAGGGAGGATGGAAAGAGGGACAAGCCAAGACTCAGCGAATCCAGTTACAGCACTTCGAGGAACATGCCACTGAAACCACCAAAGAAGAAAAAACTGGCAAGATGGCCAAAAGAGATCAAACAAAAGAACGGCTATTACATTGCCAAGAGCTATGAAGGAATCAATCCGGCCACTGGGTTCAAGTACCGGAGATACACATTGATCCGGTTGAACAGGAGGATTTGAAGACATGAAGACAGTGAAAGTCTACATAGAGACAACAATCACAGGTCCGTCAAAACCGAAGTATGGAAAATATGCGGCAGCTTTAGCGTTTACAAGGAAAAACGGGAAGACGGAAGACCGATTCCTGCAAGGAAGTGAACAGGAAACAACCTATAACCGTAGCGTACTATTAGCCATGGTTCGGGCAATGCAGAGGTTCACAGAGTCATGCCATATCATATTCTACACAGAGAATACATTTATCCGCAACATGGTTCAGGCGGACAATCCGGAAAAGTGGAGACGTGCAGAGTGGAGAAAGTCGGATGGAAAAGACATACAGAACAAGGAACTGTGGCAGTTGTTCCTGGAAGAGAGTAAAGAACACGAGATAGAGATCGTATACGAAAACAACAGTGAGTATAAAAGGACGCTTGAAGCGTACTTACAAGGAGAAGAGGTATAAAGATGTTTGAGAAGTTTGGAGAATTTGATTCTTACGGAGAAATCAATGAACTAGCGGAGAATTTGCTTAACGAGGGAGATACAGAATCACTGAAAGTCATGGCAAAGGAGAACGGAATCCAAAGTGATTTTGTGGATATGTATCTGCAGGGAGAGATTCCGGTGTTGTGCGATCAGCTGACAGCAGCACTGGGAAAGATTGACGTTGAGGTGGTAGAGCTGAAACCGAAAGAAATCATGGGGGACTGGGTGGAGTACCTGAGAGGACAGTGCATGGAAAATGAGTTGCTGGCATTCAACGTCCGAAAGAAAGGAAAGTCACTGAAAGGGTGTATAGCAGCACTCCTAATGTGGTCGTTCAAGAATCAGCAGACCGTGGACAAGGATATCATCAAGGCGGCAGGTGTATCTGCAGGAAAGGTCACGCTTGGAATTCCGGGCATGGCTAGAGCAAAGCAGATCATCACGGACTACTACATGGGAAAGTAGGCGGGACGGATGAAAAAGAAAGCTATCGAGAAAATCCCGTATTTCGGGTTAAAGAAAACCAGCAGAAAGAAAGATGCCAAATATATTGGCGTCACGGAGGTCAAGATTATTGGACATGAAAAGCATCTTTTTCTGGAAGTATACAGG